CTGCTGCTGGGCTTTCTGCTGCGCTGCTTCCTTCTGGTGAGTCTGGGTTAACTGTGTACCCGCCTTAGCCAGTAGCTGCGACAGTTCTACTTCAATATTTTCCGGTAGCTCTTCATTAGGCGGCGGTAACGCAACGCCCAATTTCTCTTCCATCTGCTTCCGGTACTTGAAGCCCAAGTGCTCAGCGATATGCGCTTGCAACGAAGCCATGATCTTTTGCGCCTGAGGATTCTGCCCAACAAGCTGAGCAACCATTGGATCTTGCATGAAAGATGTATGTGTAGTGATGTGAGCGTCGTGGTCCTGATTGAGAAATGCCTTGAGAGGCTTACCAACCAGAGCGTCCATGTTCTCACTAACTGGATCAGCCGGTTTAGCATCATCACGAGTCGGTACCAATTTGTCTGCGTTTTTAACCCCCAGCACCTCAATCATCTGACGGTGCAACTGGGGCAGGTCATATATCTGCGGAGCAGACTGAGACATCTGTAGCACAGCCTGATACTGCACCACCCGCTGCGCCATAGTAGAACTATTCGGGTCACTGACAGGCAGCACATCGACCATCGCGTAGTCGTCCTGCTTTGCGCTTATCTCCCCTCGGAGGGGCTCGTACCCGTACTCAACAGGGGCGTACTCCGCAAGAATCGATTTCAGGAGCTTGAACTCCTGTTTCATAGCGTAGTGCACACGAGCCTGTACAGCCGCCATAGGCTTGAGCGTGCGTTCCAACAAGGCCAACGTCGTGCCTACCGGCGCGTTAGCAGACATGTCAGAAATATTCATGTCACTGATGGCCCCGAGTCTACGGCCTTCTTGCGTTATCTGATTCAGTAACGCGACCAGTGTCTGACTCGGTTCCTTATAAGGAAGGGGCATGATGTTGTCGCGGATCGATCCGGACGGCACATCAACGTCTTTCCACTCCCCCGGCTCAATCGGGGTGTCATCACCCTTTATACGCAACCCACGGGATTTCAGACCCCCCGGAAGGTTAGACAGGGTGCCTGCGTCCACCAATTGCCGTAGGAGCGATGTTCCCGCTCGGGCGTACCCCCCTATGATATGTATCAGCCCCAGCCCATAAAAGCCGAAACCCGGTACATATACATAGTGGACAAAGTGCTGCCGCTTCAGGGTCAGTGGGTCTGTCTCGTCCCAGTTCCTGCGTACCGCTAAAACTTCATTACTACCCTGCTCAATAGTAACAACGTAAGGCTTAGCAATATCATCGTCGTCATCAACACCATCGATAATAAGATCCGCATGGACCTCATATAGGGTGTACCGCCCGTCATCGTTGAGGGTAAACCCACCTTCTTCGGCTTTTTTCTCTTCGATGTCGGTGTGGTACGGCTGGGGGTCACCCAATTCAACATCCGCGTAGAACCCGGACGCCTGAAGTTTCCGTACCTCGTTCTTTGTCTTACGCATGATGTGCGTAACACGTTCAGCCGTTTCAATATGGCTCGCACCGTAAGGGACAATGACATCTTCGGCAGGTATATAGATAGCGGCCTGTCGGCCAAGATTCGGGTCAAAATAAACTTTTTTGAAGGCACTACCAGCCAGCCCAAGGCTGTACAACAGCCGCTCGTGTTCCGGACGGTACTCAACCATGTGCTCAGTAAGCTCATAGTTCATGTCCGCCTTCACCCGCTCCGAGGCTTCCAGCTTAGCTTTGGTCTCCTGCCCTAGAATTTTAACCTTAACGGGGCCAGCCGCCGGAAAAGTCTCCGACATAGTTTCGGCTTGGAACCGGATAGCCGCTTCCGCCAGCACTGTGGAATAAACACCACACGCACCTTCCCAAGGCTCCGCACGCTCCTCGTACTTGAACCCCAGTACCTCCAACCCCTTAACGAAGGTATCCGCCCACTCTTTGCGGCTATCAATGTCGGTCTTAACATGCCCAGTCACATCCTGTGCGAGGGCACGCAACTGAGACTCATCAAGGGCCTCTGCAAGATTGGCGTCGAACTCCATGAAGTCCGCTTCTTCTGCGTCAGGAACAATGGTTATCTCCATGCTCCCGTCGCTCAACATGACCGCTTCCGGGTCTACTATCTCAATTTCAAGATCTGTAGCTTCTTCAGCAATGCCGAGTCCGGTAGGAGCGGCGTACAGTCCTTTCTCAATAGCCATAACGTGCCTCTAAATTAATCTTGTACGCCCACCTTTACGGAAATTCCTAGGCAACTCTATAGACAAAGGTTTTTCACCTGTACCTGTTAGTTGTTGCCACCAAGGTCTAGTGTCTTCACGAAAATACTTCCCACGCGCCATGTCAGGAAGGTGTTCCTGAAAGTACATACCCGAATTGTACGGATTTGAACTACTCAACTTAGGATTCTTAAGTAGCACACGCCGCAGGGGCTCTTCTTCTAAAAGGGAATTTGCATACTCAACAAGCTCTTCTTCCGTCGCATCCGTCGCGGCCCTACGGATAGCCATATACCTCTCGTAATCTTCTGAGTCGCTTTCTATTAGCTCCGTGAACCGCATCTGAGCCCTCAAGGGGGCAATTAGAGACTCTGTGAGACCCCGCACATTCTTTACCAAATCCTGTTTATTCTGGGATGCTAACAAGTCTTGAACCCGGTTAACGGCCTCACGATCACCTCTATTAGCTTTGGGACCCGCATCTGAGCCTTCAAGGTGCCGATACTCATGCGCCCAAATACGCGGGTTAGCATTCACCGCCTCTACCACATTTACGGTATTAGGCTCAAACACCATCTCATACTCCACCCCATCCTTTATAAGAGGAGGAAGAGCGACTGGTTTAGAGTGGGGGTTAGCTGCTCCCCCTATGTTAATACCGTACTCATCAGCAATACCGGGGCCGTAAGTTCTTAACCTAGCGCGAGAAGGATCAATCGTAGAACCTTTAGGCATATAAGGCGCTATACTCGTCTGAAACTCTGCGTCACCAAGCTGCAGAGAAGCCAAAAAACCCTTCTGCTGGTCTTCAGACATCTTATTCGCTGCTTTAGTAAGCACCCCCCTAACTTCGGGAGACCCCTTAGCGATAAAGGCTTCTAACTCTGGTATAAGCGCCATTAATAGTAACTACCACGTCGTTGTTTGAAGTATCGAAGTTCGTCGGGTTCGTCTGTGGGTAAGCGTATAAAACCGCCTTGACGGAAGCGCATAAGCGCCATGACTGTGGAGTCAACCAAGTCATCATGACTCATAAAAGGAAATCCAGCAATCTCCTCAATTACCTCCTCTGCCCACCGGGTGGGAGGTGCCCACACAAGTCCTGACGCAACAATATCCGCTACCGAATTTAACCGCGCCAACTTATCCCCAGTGCCCCGATGCGGAGTGTACTCAGAGACGGGCAGGCCCATCCTCCGCATCTCCTGATACAGCGCCGTCCCGGCAGATTTTTTCTCCACTATGAACGCATCCGGCTCCCACTCGGCGTACTCCTCCATCGCGAGGTTCTTTAACTCGGGGAACTCCATCCGCTTCTTGATGCTGTTCAGCAAGATGATGTTGTGGATACCCTCGTTTTCGTTGAAGAACACACCCCATGTAGTCAGTGCCGTGTAGTCAGCACGGTTGTGAGTCTCTGCCGCTGCGTCCAACGACATAATAATGTACTCACAGGAGGGCGGATCGTCCGGTTCCCATGAGCCCCACCACTCCCGCTTAACAATAGAGGCTTCTTCTGCCGTAGGCTGCTGCTGGTACTGGGCATTCCACTGGAATGTCGGCATAGACGCCTTGGTACGGAGTAGCGCGTCCAAATCGAAGAACTCAGGCCAGAGCGGCTTCTCAACCAACTCCTCGTCCTCCTGCACCTCCAATATCGCCGGAAACTCCACTACCTCATACTGATCGGCGCGAGGCTGCTGAACCATATCCTTGGTCACCCGTCCGGTCAGGTCGTCCATATGCCAGCGGGTCTGAATAATCGCTACACGGCCCTGAGGCATGAGACGGGTACGGGCACCGAAGGTGAACCACTCGTAGGCTTTCTCAAACACCCCGAAATTGCCGTTAATAACGTCCTGCTCAGAGTGGGGGTCGTCCACCAGCAACAGATCCGCACCACGACCAGCCAGAGCAGAGCCGATACCACAGGCGTAGTACTCGCCACCTACATTAGTATTCCACCTACCCGCAGATTTGCTGTCCTGCGCGAGCGCAACCGTAGGAAATATCTCCTTATACTCCTCAGACGCGATCATATTCCGAACTTTACGGCCAAAATCCACAGCAAGGTCCGTGGTGTGGGACACCATCATGACTTTCTTACCCGGATTACGCCCCAGAAACCACGCAGGGAACATAATCGAGACAAGTTGCGATTTTCCGTGGCGTGGCGGGATATTTACGCAGATACGGTCCTTATCCCCGCGCTCAATCGACATCAAAAGGTCGGCTAGGATCTTATGGTGCTTGCCCACGATGTAATCGGGCTGCATACGCTTGCAAAACTCAACCAAATCCGTGTATGCGGCGGTATTGGCGCGACGACTCTCAAGCTCATCCACCATTTGGTAGATTTCAGCCACTTCAGTGTCGTTAAAAGCGTCAATATTATCTAAAAGCTGCGATAAATCTTCGTCCGAAAAACTTGCAGCGGGATCACTCATCCGTACCGCCTATACCTTTAGAGGTATTAGCCGTCAGACCCAATTCTTCGTCCACATCGACCACTTCACCGTCGATTATGGCCGCAGGGGCGATCTCAAGTGGCGGGTTTATCACTCTTGCCAGCTTAGCCCGAAGCCTTTCCCGCAATTCGTCCGTTGTCTGGTGGGTAATAGTCACTTCAGACTTCTCTGCGAACAATCCTACGTCCGAAATCTTGCCTAAAAGCTCCAATGCACGAATCCGCACCCTCGGATCGGGGTTCTCGGTCTCTTCCAAGAGCTTGTTAGTGACTAAATGCCGTACCTGAACCGCATTTTCGACCACGGAATGGCCGAACTCGTTCAGTATGTTCTTAGTTGATTCCAAAGAGGCGGGAGGTACCGCAGTTGCTGCCCTTGACCTGACCGCTTTTGTAGCCGTTTCGGGATTTTCGGCATACACCAGCGCAAGTTTGGCCGCGAACTCCTCATCTTCCTTGGTCGCAGTGAGGTCCAACCCATGCTCTTCCAGCATCTGGGCCGTGTTACATGCCGCTTCCGCCCACTTTCGCAGGTCGGTATAGGGCACATCGTCGCTATAAGGGACCCCTATCTCGGGTTGCAGTACCAGAGCCATATCAGATCACCCATTTGGGTGAGTATTTGTGAGCGTTTATATAGAAAAATTATTTTCTATACAAGGAGGTTGGGACTCCTACCGGGGGTACTTCCTATATAGAGGGGGGTGGGGGCCCCAACTCAGAAAAATACGAATTGTTCGTGGAGATTAGTAATACATAGGAACGTGGAGTCCCATATGAGTTAGGGGTGTATAGGGGGCGGGTAGGGTCGGCGGTCTGGGGAATGCTGATAACGGTGTTTTTAGGCAGGTCCTGTCATGTTTATCTATTGTGCGCCACGTCTGACTATGCGATAGTTCGTCCTGTCTCGCAGCGACACCGTGAGACATCATTCACAACTAAAGAGTAGCAACATGAGCAATTCAATCGAAACGGCCCGTCAGGGCATCCTTGAGAATGTGAAGGCATTCGCAGACGCTGAGCGCGGCATTGAGCGCGAGCAGGGCAAACAGTCGGACGCTGTGGCGCTGATGGTAGAGGCAGGCGCTAAGCCTGACATGCTGTGCGACCCCACACGTAAGGCCATCGAGTCCTACGGCATCGACCGTAAGCTTATCGGCAATGAGGTCCCGTCCCGTCTCGCCTTCTACGAGCAGGTGCGGAACGCCATCATCGAATCATGGCCGCAGGACAAGGAATCCATCAAGAAGGTCCTCCGCAAGGAGCTAAAATCGAGCGGTAAATGGGACTATGTGCTGGCTAAGAAAGACCGCACCGAACGCCAGCAAGCAATATACAAGGCTAACAGTGGCGCACCCGGCGGGTTCATGGGGCGGCTGCGGCAGCAACTTGATGCGGCGGTCAATCCCAAGACCAAGACCACGAAGGTGACCACGGAAATCGACAGGCTCCGTAAGCGTTTGGAGGACGCTAGGAAGTCCATCGAAGGTCTGGAAGATGCCAAGGTGCAGGAACAAATGCACAAGGTCGAACAGGCCATCGCGGCAGCACTAACGACACTCGATACTCCGACTCCGGAGCCGAGTGATGAAGAGCAGGCCGATGCTGCCGCAAAGGCGGCTGATAAAGTCTAACCACCAACGGGGACCCGCAAGGGTCCCCATCATCTAAGAGAGAGAGAAACATGAATATCGAAGACTGGATAGTAATGGGCGGGATCATCATTTTGTTTGGTGGCCTGATGGCCGCTAGGCATTTCATCAACAACATACCGACCGACCGTCCGCACTCTTTGCCAATGACGGCCCGACCAATGGCGACATACTCGGCTGATTCGCCACTGGCAAGGAACCCGAAAGAGGAGCCCGGTGATTACCGGCCCGTCTCTGGTCCTGCCGCAAGTCCGGCTCATATACAGCAGATGGCGACAATCAAGCGCCGCATCTTCGCGCAGGACCGCCGGATCGCCAAACTGGAACAACGGCACGAGCGCATGGTGCAAAACTATGAGGACCTGATCGCGACATCCAAGGTACGCGAAGCGGCCATGGAAGACCGGCTCCGCAACTTGGAGGAACATGTGGCGATCATGGTCACGGGTTTTAGAGATTGACCCACCCACCCAACGGACCCTTCGGGGTCCGTTGATACCAGTTACTGATCCGCGTTGCGCCCCTTGCCCTGATTAAATACCTGAAACCAGTTACTGATCCGCGTTGCGTCTTAGACTAATAACACGTTATTAGGCACAGCAGCTAGATACCTGATACCAGTTACTGATCCGCGTTGCGCCCTAATAACGGCGTTATTAGACAATGTTCGGTAATGTTCGCTTAATGTTCGTAATGTTCGGTAATGTTCGCTTCAGTCCGAACATTATGCTCCTGTAGCAAGTAGTGGTAGGACGTGCCTAGAGTTGCTTGGGTTTACCTATCAAATCTTTGTATATCTTATTAAATCTATTTTTTTTTATAATGTTCGTTTTTAGTAAAATTACGCACGGACATTGTGGCGGACCCATCTATTGTTCGTTTTTCCTCGCCTTCTCTCCCTCCCCTCCCGCAGGTCTTCATACAGCCCGAACCAGCGAACATTCGAACATTACTTATTTATCAATGACTTACTTGCGAACAATAGCCGAACATTACACAGAACAACAGAACATTACACTTCTAGCCACTCCCTACTACGCCTGATAGTCGCTTGACAAGCCCTGCTACCTTTGATATAATGGGCCTGTATTTTTATGACATGTTGTACCAAGGGGTCGAGACCTGACCCTACATTAGCAAGACCTAATAACACCGTTATTAGGAAACACACTAGGAGAAGCAAGAATGAGTGACATCAACCACCCAAGCATGCAAGCGACACTGGACGAAAATTTGACGAGCGGCATTGACGCTGCCACCACCGTTGTGAAGTTCACGCACCGCGCATGGAACACAACACGCAAAGCCAAGGATGCAGACAAGGCAGTCATAGAGAAGTTTAGGAATCAGGAAGGCTCCAGTACTGTCAGTAAAGATTTACTGGGAGGTAAGAACACCCGAGGTGGTGCGCTGGTGCGGGAGATCAACAACATCGACGGCACGTCGCGCAACTACCACTACGCCAACACGGTACCACTGTTGGGTGCACGCTCACTGGGTGTGCTGCCTAACTCCAGATTCGCGGAGTTTGTCGAGTGGTTCTCCGAGCGTAAGAGTCAGGTCTGGTACCCCAAGGTGCAGGAGTTCCTGCATGTCTATGACGAGTTGTACGCGGAGTTGGAGGTGCAGGGCTTCAGTGAGTTGGCCGATGGTCTTGGCCTGCTGTTCGATCCGTCCCAGTACCCGACGCCCGAGGTCATGCGTGGTTACCCCGACCCCGTACGTGTTGAGGCTCTGAAGGTGCAGGGTAAAACATTAGAGGAGGCACACGACATCGCGTTTGCCGAGGAGGCATCCGATCCGTTCTATACCAAGGAGCAGTTGCGCCGTTCCGGTATGTTCCGGTTCGGGTTGGAGGGTCCAATGCGCTTGGGTTCGATGATGGAGGCGCAGAACAATCCCATCCTGAATATCGAGCGTGACGCAGCCGATGCGCTCCGCGAGCAGATGGTTGCTGCACATCAGGGCATGGTCAACGGGGTAGTTGAGGATGTATATGCAGTGGCCGTGGACCGACTGACTCACCTAGGCGAGCGGCTCGACTACTCCGATGATGACCAGAAGAAAGTGTTCCGCAGCAGTATCACATCGAATCTGGAAACAGCGTTAAAACTGTTCGATGCGCTGCCTGTTACGGACACCAAATCGCATCGGATCAAGCGTGACATTCAGGACCTGTTGCAGACCATCGGTGAGCCCGAGGCGCTCCGACACAGTGAGACACTGCGGGTCACCACTAAAGCCAAGGTCGATACGATCCTCAAGGATCTGACGGTTTTCGACATTTAACAATCACAAATCACACAACCAATCCTAATAACACCCGTTATTAGGAATCACACGAGAGAGAAACGTAATGAACTACATGGAAAAAGCACTAGATATTTATGAAGTAGTCGAAGGCATCCTTAGCTACGGTCCGGGTATCACAACGCTGGTCAATGGCCCGATGGGGAACGGCAAGACGCAGGGCATATCCAGCCTACTGCGAGAGCACCTGCCCACCCATGACGTAATAATCATCAACTGTGCAGGTATGCAGGACCAAGGCGATCTGTCGATGCCTGCCAACCTGAACGATCTCAAAGAGGAGAAGTTCGTAAAGTTCACGCCACGCGCCGGGTTGGGGTTCGACTCCGAGCGTCCTGTGATACTTATCCTTGACGAGATTTGGAAGGCTCCGAAGTCGTGCCATAACACTATAGGCGACACGGTGAACGAGCAGAGGATGAATGACTATTACCTGCCGGAAGGTTCGTACGTGATTGGCCTGTCGAATCTGGAGGCCGAGGGTCTGGGTGATGAGATCGGTGCCCACCTCAACGACCGGGTAGTAGAGCTTTTCATGAAGCCGTTGTCCGTGGATGACATGCTCGTGTACGGCGCAGCCAATGGTTGGGACACCACCATGCTGACGTTCATCAAGGAGACTCCAGCAGTCACAGATATATTTTTAGAGCACGCAGATCCCGAGTCCAATCCGTACATCTACCATCCGCAGTCCACACGTAAGAAATTTTTCTCGCCACGTAGTGCGGAGCGTGCGTCTACGGTTCTCAAGGGTCGTGCCGCACTCGTGGACCGGGTAGGTGTTACAAGTGCAAACCGCATCATATCCGCAGGTGTTAATGGTTCAGTGGGTGAGGTCGCTGGCGAAGCACTCATGGCGATGGTCCGACTGGGCGATGATCTCGTCTCATTTGATCAGATCAAGGATGACCCCGATGGCACTCCTGTCTCATCGAATCCTGCCGCCAACTACCTGTTGTTATTCAAGGCGCTCGCCGCAGTGGATCGTAGCTGGGTGGACCAGTGGATGACGTACATGTACCGACTCCCTGCCGAGGTGCAGATGCTGTTCATGATGATAGCAACGCGCAACGAACCAAAGGCGGGTACCGATGCTATCGACAAGTGGCGGAAGCGTCGTGACTTTATATCCAGCGCCAAGGGTGCAGGCGACTGGCACATGGCTAACAAGCACCTGTTCGCATAAGGAGAGAACAACAATGGCACTTATAAATACAGCAATGAATGTTTCGCCTGTGCAACGTATCGCTATGGCGAAGGCACAGATCATAGAGCATGAGGCAGCAGCAGGATGGAACGCTGTTGTCATGGTGGGAGAGGATCGGGTAGCCGAGGATGTGTCCACTGCCTGTACGGATGGCTACTACACGAGCTACGGCAGGGAGTTTATCGGAGGACTCAACGACGCGCAGTTACGCTATCTGGTCTGCCACGAGAACGTGCATGAGTTGGGGCAGCATCCGTGGGTCTATAGATATTTAATGGAGATTGACGCACGTATAGCCAACATGGCGATGGACTTCTGGGACAACCTGTTTATCGAGGATACGTTCCGCAACTATCCGGGGTTTGTCGAGCGTCCATGCGAGGGGCTATGCATTGACGAGAAGTACCGGGGCTGGTCTGTGCCAGAGATCTTTTACGACCTGTACGAGCAGGGCGAAGGTGATGGCGAAGGTGATGGCGAAGGTGATGGCGAAGATGATGGCGAAGGTGGTCAGGGTGGTGGGGGTGGTGGGGGTGGTTCCAGTACCGATGATGGTCAACCCGTACCTCTCGATGACCACAATTTCGACGGGCGTACGCCTGACGAAGAGGAGGAGATCAAGCGCAAGATCAATGACGCGATACGACAGGGTAAGTTTGTCGCAAGCAAGGTCAGTGGGCAGGCAGGCGAGCTGGACTTTGACGAACTGACGTTACCCAAAATTAATTACAGAGAGGTGATGCGGGACTTCACCCGTAGCACGATGCGAGGCAACGACACCCGTACGTTCAGCAGACCCAACCGCCGGTATCAGGCTCACAAGATATATCTACCGTCCGGTATATCGGAGCGGGTAGGTCCGCTGGTGCTCGCCGTTGATACATCGGCATCGATGTGGATGGACAACGTGTTCACCCGGTGCATGTCGGAAGTGGCTGGGATATGCAAAGAGGTCAAGCCAGAGCGTGTGAGCATTGCGTACTGGGATACCAAAGTGTGGCCGCTGGAGCACTACGAGCCAGCCGACTACGACAACATCGCTAAGACGGCCAAGCCGTTAGGCGGTGGTGGTACCACAGTGGCAGTGGTGCCCGAGTATCTTCGGGAACACAAGGTAAAACCTCAGGCTGTAGTTGTGTTCACCGATGGAGATATATACGACGGTGACTGGGGTAACTGGGACTGCCCGGTGTTGTGGGTGGTCATCAATAACAAAGACGCGCATCCGACTGTGGGCAAGGTAGTCCACGTCACCGATGCCGACATAATGTTTTAGGAGAGAGACATGATCCCTGATTATTTACTGACTAGGAATCTCGACTACCTCAATGCTATGGCAGAGCGGGGTGGGTGGACGACCGAGGGGTACTTCCACACCCGTGTATATAAGTTGGAGCGGATAGACGACAACCCCACTAGCAAGTGGCACCTATGGTACGAAGATAGCAAAGGTCGAGCACTCACAGGTGCGGTTGATTCCCCCCGAGGGTTCCGACTGCCACTCGCAAAGGAGGCTATGCACCATCGGCTCGATGCATATGTCGCTGGTTACGAGGATGCACTACGGGCGCAGAACCCCGGTGCGCTTGCCAAGATACAAGAAAAAAATTCACACACAGAAGAGAGCATTTAGTTATGGGTATGGTTAACAACATTCTAGCAGCAGATCGTAAGTACCCAAGCACCCCTGTTTCAGATGCAATACATGCGTCTAGGATTAAGTCACCGGGGTTCTGGGACGGTGACCCCTCATCCCGATGGAGCATCGAGTGGTTGAAGGAGATACTAGACTACGAGCACCGACACTCCCCGACGCATCCTAACTGGATCTTGACCGACCGCATCGTAGATACAGTGTCGTTTATTTATCGTGCATGTAACGTGGACGGACGCCTACGGGTTGTTCCGAAGTCTGGACTCCGTGGGCCGACATCGCCGGTAGCATTTTCTGTCTACTTTGAGGGGCAACCTTTTACTGTTGCCACGGTGACAGTAGATGATCGGATAAATAATAAACGGTGGCAGGTCTACTCCCATCGAATACGCAACTACCGCTACGACCCCGTCAGTAAAGGGCACTACATTAACAGCACCGACAAGTGGAGCCGCGCACAGGATATTCTGGCTAGAAATATACGCTTGGAGCCCGATGAATCAATCGCGGCTCGGATGCTATACGAAATTAGCCTAGCGTGGGGGGCGAATAAACGAGCGAACACGAACCTGCTGGACGATGCTGTAAAAGATCTTATCTTTGGGTCCAAGGACCCCAACACTAAATACGGGAGTTACTACGGTATCTCTTCGAAAATACCTGTGTTCGATCTACCTCCCCTGAAAGAGTTGTACCACGCAATACAGGGGGGCTACGTCCCCTCAGACGGTACGTTAGCCGGTAAGTTCTCTAGGGTGCGGGAGTTGGAGCGTATCAGCGGGGCTCCCCCCGAGGCTATGACGTTTGTTATGTCCCGGCATCCGGAGGGCGCGAAGCTGCTAGTGGTCAATAGGGTCAACGCGATGCAAGCGCCCAACCAACCGCCATCACTGCTCAGACATCGCAGACAGTTAGTGTACGGGGCGCGGGACTGGGACAACGCGGAGGACTGGAGCAAAGACATGGACTGGGCGCATGTGTCCAGACTGACCCAGAAGGTGGTCATTGATCCGGACGCACCGTACCTACCGCAAGTGGCCCGACTGCGTACGGTCCCGGTGGCACTGATCGAAGTTTCTGACCTGTTGCAGCAGGTCCCTGTGTCTTTCCGTGACCGACTGCTACCGGTCTACTCCCTAGAGGATGAGACCGAAATGCCCGGTTGGGGCTACCGTCATAATGAGGACAACATGTGTATCTACGGGTCCCCGTACTAGTTGACACATTATGCTTGAATCCGGTACGATCCACTACGTAACCTTCAACCCCGACAACATTACCGTTCGTACAACAACATTCGGTAGTGACGAGCAGGGGTTGAAGGATTACACAAACATTAATGATTTACCTGTATGGATGCATCGCGCAGTGGCAACACTGTTCGCAGTTCCTGAATCGTCTCAGCACCGGGAGATTGAGGGTATAGGTAGACGGCTCAGCGCAGATGTGTTCTGTGTTTACGAGCCAGTAGATCTCTAGGCCAGCCTGATTTTTCAGGTGTGTGAGCGGGTCCGCCCCACCCGTTGGTCAAACGGGGCACTTCACATTTGATACCAGTTCGGAGAGCAAGAAAAATGAATATAGACAGTTTAGTACTCAAGTCCCTCGTTAACGGTTTCTATACGATTCAGCGTAATCGCATTCAGATCGGCAACGCTGTTGTTGCTAACTTCAAGGACAAGATCGGGCAGGACCCCGGAACCAGTGAGGAAGAACTAGAGGTAGACGCGAAGCTGCTGCTGCAGAACCTGCGCCGTTCGTACACTCGTATAACGGATGGGGTAGCTCGCCTGACCCCACGCAATTTCAAACAGGACGGTCACATCTCGACGTTTTCGGAAATCGCCCTGATAGAAATGTATGACAGTCTGATGGAAGCGGAACAGGATGCGGAGAAGCGTATCCAACAGGCGGTCAAGGAGTTCCCGATATACAAGGTGTTCTTGGAAGACGTGAAAGGCTGCGGTCCAATGATGTCAGCCGTAATTATTTCACAGTTCGATATTTATAAAGCCGAGTACCCGTCATCACTTCACGCTTACGCCGGTCTCGATGTTGTCAACGGTAAGGGCCGCTCACGTCAGAAAGAACATCTCGTTGACCAGACATACACCGATGCCGAGGGCAAAGAACAGACCAAAAAAGGAATCTCGTTCAACCCGTTCGTGAAAACGAAGCTGGTTGGGGTGCTGGGCTCATCGTTTATCAAATCCGGGGGTCCATACCGCGAGGTGTACGATAATTATAAGACGCGGTTACAGAACATGCCTGCCCACGCAGAAAAAACTAAGGGACATGTTCACAACATGGCAGTGCGCTACATGGTCAAACGATTCCTGACCGATTTGTATAAGGCGTGGCGTGCACTGGAAGGACTGCCCGTCGCCCCAGAATACTCCGAGGCCAAGCTCGGGATTACACACAAGGTAGCGTGATGGATTACGCCAATTTGACGTAGACACCCAACCCGTGGAAGCGAGTCAGAGTACGTGAATTCACCCAGCGTGGTCGAGCGAGTCAAAACGAAGTATTCCCCCAATAGCCGAAAACGAGTCAGGATTTAGGAGTCACCCATAATCAACTAACGAGTCATATCACGTAAGTCACCCCAGATAATAGAACAAGTCATTTTGACTGATTTCCCCATGACAATTAAACGAGTCATAGTTGGCTAGTCACCCAATGAAGTTAAGCGAGTCAGAGATCTATAGTCGCCCATTCGGTAAAAACGAGTCACCAGAC